AGTGAGACATCTTTAGGCCCTGTCGCCCATATCACCATAACGGTAACACCGTCCATACTGCCTTGATAGTTTGCATACAAATCCATGAACGCATATGCGCCAAGGAAAGCTTTAGATGGTGTCTGCTCTGAATCCTCAGACACGCACATCCATTGAAACAAGTGTTGTCCCATGCGACCCTCACCGAAAAGCTCGGAGATATTAGACGGTGAGACATTACGCAAAATAGCATGCGGCTTTGCTGCCTTATCCGGCGCACGTGAGTGGTATAGCCGCTGCTCAAATATCGCAGTCACCGCGCTTGTCGCTTTCGCGGTTACGATTAGCGCCTGGTCTATATAGGAGCTAGCCACTAATTTTCCTCCGCTTCCTCTTGCGGACCTGCGCCCGCCAGGTTTCTCCCATGGTTTTCTTTATGATCGCCCGGATCTCCCGCCCGGTCTTGGCACTCCGCGCGCCCGGCCGCATGAAAGGTGAATCGTGATATTCAAGCTTTATATTCCAAGGCACATTGGTGAAAACCTTCCCCGCCGGCAACCCTGTGAATAACTCGACCTCAATGCTGTTCGCGGTTTCATAGGTGATATGGTGGATCTCATCGATCACATTATCCCGCACCACAAATAAGGATCGCTTTACAACTTTTTCGAGAGCTTCCTCTATTGCCTCGTCAAATTTGAATTCTCCCTTGTCTATGATTTCCGCGCGTAGCATTAGTCTGTCGCCTCCGTTACCTGTATCTCAAGCTTTCGTCCGCGCTCTATAGGATTTATTGCCGCGATGATTTTGAACGTCCGGCCCTCGAATGAGATCCGCATATTCGGCGTGACTCCCTTCAAAAATCTGATAGTGATTATGCCCCGCGCCTGGGATTGCACTTGTGAAGCTTCGGTATATTCGCGGCCGGATAACCACTCGATTTTTCCCCACGGCGTCGCGTATGTTGTCCATGTGGTTTCCGTACTATTCCAGCTCGACATCACATCCGTTGGGTTGAGAATCGTCAATCTGTGGCGGAGCTGGCCTGCTCTCATACCGGTATGATCCGGTCAAACATCAAGAGTTGTTTTGCACCTAAAGGCACATCCGTAATTATCGTTCCGGTGATAGACTGCTCCCGGTTTTCATACATCTCAGCTAAAGTCATTTTAATTGCGGTTTTGTAATCCTCCGGCACGGATACCGCCAGACCAAACCCGCACTTATATTGGATCACTACGCCGTTGACCGTCCGGAGCGTGGTGCTCGGCCAGCTATCACCATAGGTAAGCACGATCTTACCGGGTATGCCGTATATGTCAACGTTGTAATCGTCGCTTGAGAATTCCGCCTCGGTCGCGGAGGTGTCGTAATACAGTACGCTTGTTACCGATTGAAGCATCGGCAAAGGTATCTCGATAAAATCCTCATACGGGAAATCATTCAACATGAGCTCCCATGTCTGCGTGATCATTTTATAGTTGGTGTAGTTTTCAACCGCGAGACGTGCGGCCTTAATCAAGTTTGTGATGTAGGTGTCGTCAGTAGCCTCGCTCGCACCCTCGACCACGCTCACGCTAAAGGCGGCGGTCGCAGCCGCAACGGTAGCAACGCCCCGGATGTATTGCTTAATGCCGGTATATTGGATCTCTTGCACGGCGTTATCATTCGCCGCTGTTACCGCGGTAAACGCTCCGCCGGTCCAATCCGTATAGGTCGAGTCGTCGTCTGATTCCTGGATTTTTACCGTGACGGTCGCCCCGGTACAATCCCCGGCGTTAAGACTCACGAGCGTGCCGGCGTTGTTTAGTACGTCGACGCCGGTGCCCTCAAGGCCATAACTTGCGACGATTGCCTGCTCCGCCGGTACTATGGATTGAGCTACGTCTATGTTGTCGTCGAAAGCGCCTGAGTCAATACGCAGGTGTGCTTTTGCTTCGGCAAGTGTTACCGGTTCGACGGCCGGCGCTGTGACGAGCCGCGTTGTCATGTATTCCCCCGTTCCTATATTCTATCGGTATACGATCTCAAGTCCCCATTGATACCCGCTGGCATTTGTCCACGCGAACACAAGCCCGTCACCGGCGCGAATCCATGACGGCCTGGTAGGTTGCCAATGCTCATCGGTCGCCGAACTCATATCCTGCGTATTGAGCACGGTATCGTATTCCTCACCGGCGGCGCTGTCTAATGTCACCGTGAAAGAATTCGCCCCGCCAGCGGTAGCGAGATGCAGCCGCACCTCTTCAAGCTGATAACTTTTTTCAAGTTCAAGGGTATAGGCAATGTTTCCCATGCCTTTTTGGTAAATATGGTTAGCCATAGTATCCGCCTACCTGCACTGAATCGCGCGCATCCATTGGACGCTACAGGTATTAGCGACCCCCTCACCAGTTAGAAATGCAATCGACGGTGTAAGTTCCTCATCGGTATAGTCCGCGGTGAACGTACCGACAAGCGTGTCGTTTGCATAGCCCATGAGCGAGGAGCCGTCCCAATAAAACTCAAGCGTGATATAGGTATCATCTGCAAGGACTGCCGTCGCGGTCGCTGTATTGGTTTCCGCGCCGTCCTCATAGGTTTTGAAGTAAATCGCAGTAGCCTCATCGAGAGATGAAAAGAAAATCCCGTCCCCTGTTACTGCGATTGCATGTGCGGTGTCTGCTGCAAAAATCGTGGTATCAGTTTCTATGAGTCCGACTGCAAGGTCACATTGATCGGCATCATTTGTTTGGAGACGGATTCCAAAATATGCGGGCATGTTCTTATCAAGCTGAAAAGATTCACCTTCGAGTTGCGCATTGATTCCGTCGTAGTCACCAGCGGCGCATGTTATTTCAAATAATTCACCGGCTTCCGTGCTCTTTGCAATGTTCGACGTGCCAGCGCCGTCCGACGTGGCGGTCACGGTAAAATTGGCCGCGTTGTTCGTGCTATCGCCGTCCTGTGCAAGCGTGCCGAGATACTTGATTACATCCTGGCCTATCGCGTCAATCCACCGTTGAGTGTAGCGGTCGTCAAAAAATACTCGCGCGTTCCGTACGGTTTTTGTATCTATTGCCATTAGTCTTTTTCCTCTTCTACAAATTTTTCGTACAGCGCATAGTGCGAGAGCTGAAGCTTGCTCGCACCATCCGCCGCTATCAATGCTTCTCGAATGATATTGAAGCCGTGTTCAGAGATAGGAATATCCGTTTCCTCGGAAATAGCGTTTCCGTTTTCGTCCTCGGTCTTCCACTCCACTCGGCGCCCTGTGATTTTCGGTTGCCATTTTTCATTTTCTTCATCCGACAAACTCACAATTTCTTGGAGTTGCCGTATAGTACGCAACGTTTTGAAATTCCCCTCTTTAGGAAGAACGCCCAGAAGATTATACCTCTCGAATACCGTCAATATCATACTTCAATTACCTCAATTGTACGCAACGCACATAATCAACCTCTAAGGTTTCTGCGCCGTTGCTTGGCCCCGCCTTCACGCCAAATACAAGATGCATTTCTTGAAGCCCTGCAAGCGTGATGTTTTGCGCGGTGTAGCCCGTACCGTCTACGTATGGCGTAATAGTCGAGGTTGTAACCGTGCCGTCAAAATAGAAACCCACCGTTGTCCAGGTGTTTGTGACAAATGTTGCAATGTTGGCTCCCGTTGCTTGCGTGCCTGCATTTGATGTCTCAAAGTCTATCTCCATGGTAGCCTCATCTTTCCAGATGAGTGCACCGTCATAGGACGCAAGCGGCCCGGCCGCTTCTGCTTGTAAACCTCCGGTAGTAAGCGTATCGGTAAGTCCAAACCACCACGCGCTTTCGTTTGTGTTGGCCTCGGCAAGTCGAAATCGCGCTTCAAACCATAATTTTTTGCCGGATGCAAAAAGGAAATCCTCACTGACTGAACTCATGGCGTGATGATCGTTATCGGCGCCTGCCGTGACAACGTTATATATTCCCCCGACCGCATCCTGGAATGCATTTGTACCCGTACCACCGTCGTCGGTTTCGGTAAATGCTTGTACATCACTTGCCGTCGCAGAGGCTGGGTCCATGAAGTCGTCAAATATCTCAAAAGCCACGCCATGGAAATTGGCTTGTGCATGAGATGGACAAAGCGCCCAGAGGCCGGTAGTCGGTCCGCCCTCAAGATATGTTGCATTCCACTGTAGCTGCACATCGGAGCCGTCGCCGAGGATTATCTTGTCATTGTCACCGACCGCAAGATCGGCAGCATCAAATATGAGCTTGTCCACACTCATGTCCCAGAGCATATATGAACTTGCAGTTTCGCCAAAGAATCTAACATCGACACCTTTATCGTCGGCACCGTAATCTACCCGAGAATTGCCAACGTCAAACAATACGTATTCGGTCGTTGATCCAAGGAATATCTTGAAATCAATATCATTGGTGCCATCACCCACGGTGACGGCATCGTCGCCAACTGTCAGGACGTTATATCCGGTCGCCGGGGTTT